CTCGCACAGCTTCCTGTGGACACGTTTTCGGTTGACGAGGTGAATAGAGTCCGCAAGTCCTTGGTAGCGGCCAACGGGTGGGTTCTGACTAACGCTCCTTTCGAGGGTCTTATGAATAGACTGGCAGATGGACTCTGCCGGCCTAAACCACCGTTTAAACCCGATGACTACCTCCAGGATGTGATTGACCAATACCCCCTCGATCCTGCCCGTATCCGCGATATGCGAGGTATGGGAGTGACAGACCTTGGTTGGCTTAAAATCGATCCTAAAACCGGGTCCGGAGCGCCTTTCTTTAGGCCTAAAGTCGGAGACGACTATAATGATATTCCGAAAATTCTCGCTATCTCAGCAGAGATCATTGCCGCCATTTCGGAGGGCAAAATTGCTGAGTATACTCGCAAGAATCCTGCCTTGTTTGTCGCTTTGTTGCGCAACAAGCTGGATAAATACGAGGTTGCAGAGTTGAAGAAGAAGATCCGGCCCTACTATACCTACCCAGCTCCGCTGAACATACTGTTCTCTGCGATATGGCAGAATGTGTCCCAAGCCGCCATCGGCTTTTTGGACGACCCATCAGGGAAGTCCATCAACGCACACGGGTTTTCGTGGGCACACGGAGGCGCTCAACGACTGTATGAGTGGATAGTGAAACAGGAGGGAACTTTCGCCGCAGCTGCTTATAGTGACGACCAGTTGTGGGTCTTCGTGACTGAAGACGGGAAGAAGTATGTTGTCACCCCGGACTTTAAGATGATGGATATGTCGCTCGGAGCCAAATTTGGCCAGCTCACCCACATGTGGCTTTCGCGTGTGATGGTAGATCACTGGGACCAAACATGGCGGGCGGTCGGAGAGTTGAACTGCAAGATGGCATTTGCTAGACTTGTGCTGCTTTGCTACGCTCTCACTTATTTCTTCACTAATGGTCTGGGATCAGGGATTGCAGGGACAGCTGAGTTCGACCAGGTCGCAAGCTGTGCGTATGTAGGGCGAGCCAAGCGCAAGTTCTTCAACACGCCAGTGAAAGACAAAACCGACCTCATGCTGCGACTTGACAAGATGGCAGAGGAAGGAAAGAAATTCCTCGGTCTTGAGATCAAGCCTGAGACCATGGAGGTGCACGAATTTGTTCCAGGACAGGACTACCCTTGGTTGATATTTTTGGGTCATGAGCTGCGGCAGTACGAGGCGAATGGTCGGAAGATCTATGTGCCCGTGCGACCGTATGACAAGATTGTGCTATCGCTTGTCACCCCC